ATACGATAGGTATCGCTCGAAGCGGTCGAGCACTTCGTCTGGCGCCCCGAGACGCCACGACACGAGACGCGCGTTTTTCACGATGTACGCGGCCATTTCGAGGTCTTGGTACGGGACAGGGAGCAGCATGTCCTCGCGCGCTCCGTCGAGGTCAATCAGGTTCTCGATCTGCTCGTGCACGAGGTCGAGGTTCGCGTTCTCCAGCTCCTCGTACGCTGCCGTGTCCGGGAACTCCATCAGATCCATCGCCTGAGGCTTGCTCACGAAGCCGCGCGCAATCCAGTCGTCGACCCGCTCCCATTTGTCAGCAGCGGTCGTCGCCTGCGCGCTGATTGGGAACAGCTGCACCGTCGCGTCGTCCTCGCCCTCCCACTTGAGGTCACGCCACTTCGAAGTACGCAGCCACGTGCGACGACCACTGCGCTGACGGCTCTTGACCTCGTACTCCGGATCGAGCTCCGCGCACTCGTCGTTCAGGTCTTCGATCAGCCGCGTCACATCGAGATAGCTGCGCTCCAGCAAGCGTGCGGGGTTGAGGAACCGTCGCACTTTCACATCATCTGCGCGGCGCACAGCCTCGCCGCTAGCAAGGCCCTTGTTCACGTCGCCAGTGACCGTGTTGTCGCCGAAGCCCTGCGCGTCGTACGCGTCCTGTTTGATTGCGTTGCGCTGCTGCACCAGGTCTTGCGGTGTTGCGCTCGAAGACACCAGCACAGGCGTCAGCGATGGGTCCGCGACCTCGTGCACCTGCGCTGCGGCATTCGTGATGTTGTCCGGCTTCACTCCGCTGTTGCGGAACGTGAACCACTTCGCGCCGCTCGCTAGCGCCTGAGTCTTCGCGACGTAGGCGTCCGTCTCTGCAAGCTGCATCTGCGCGGGCATCATGCGCTCGACGAGCGACTGCCCGTAGTAGCCCTGATCGCGCTCGGCGAACACGACGCGCACGATCTTGTGGCGGCGCTTCACATGCCGACGCTCCTCCAGCGTGACGTTGTCGAGCGCCTTGATGTAGACGCCGTCATTGCCGTTGTTCACGGTCGGCAGGCGCCACCCTTCGACCACGCGCACCAGGTCAGCCTTGTTGTCGCGCCTGATGAAAAAGTCCATGAAGTCTTGGCCCGTGGGGCCCTTAGCCAGCATGATCTCGCGCTGCAACGCCTTGTCTCCGCTGTACTGGTCGAGCAGCGCGTCGCGCGGCACGAATCGCACGCGAGCAATCACCTCGGGCGTCCCGTAGCGCCCGTCCTCCGGGTCGACGAATACCTCATTGTGCAGACAGCGCTCGAGTCCAGGACGACCGTCAGGCTTGATCACGCCGACGACGTAGCCCGTGCTTCCCTCGCAGGCGCACCGGAACGCCTTCGGGATTAGGTCGAACACGCCAAGGTCGTAGAACTGCGTCTGCAGCACGCGACTGCGCTGTTCAGCCTTGCGCGACGTGCCCCACTCCGCAGCAGTCGTGAGATACTGCGGAGCCGTGCGCGCGAGCGCGATCATGCTCACCGCAGTGTCGACGCCTGCCGCGAGGATGTTGTCGCGAATCTTCGACTTGAACGCGCTGCGAATCGCATAGTCGTACTCGTCGTTGCCCGTCGGGTTGAAGTTCGAACACGCGCTCACGAAGATCCGCGTGTCCATGCGCATCGTCGCCATCTGCCGCGCGACGTACGCCGTCCACGCGTGCAGGCCGTCATGCTTCGCGCCCTTGGCTGCGCGCCACCATTGCACGCTCTTGCTGGTGTCGGTCGCGACGCTCACGTCCGGCCCCCTGCAAACTGCCGCGCCCGGTCTCGCAGCTCACGCCCCTCGGGCGACAGCGGCTCGTCAGGCTCGGGCTGGACAGGCTCCGTAGGCACCGCCACCGGCATTTCCTTGGCGCCGGTGGGGAACGCGAAGTTGGCCACGCACCCAAACGCCTCCACCTTGGTGGCGCCGAGAGTCCGGAGCCGCACGCACAGCGCGACGAACAAGTCGGCGACTTCGTTGGGCTTTGTAATGTCCACGCACACCCCGCAGGCGCCGTCAAGCGGCAATCAGCGCATTGTACGGCGGTTGGCCCCAAGTGACCAGCTAGCAAAAATCGACTGCAATGTGCAGATAGGCCTCGCGCGCTGCAATGCGCAGGCGCATGATGGGTCTTGTGAGGCGGCGATAGGGCCGCGACGAAAGAGGGAGCACGGGACATGGCACGCATCTACTACCGCATTCAGCCTGCCGGGCTCGACGTATCCGATCACGCTAGCGAGTCCAGCGATGGAGTGATCGCCGGTGTCGATGTGTTCACGCAGGCTCAGAATGTGCTCAACCCCGACGCGCCCGTGCGATTCTACGGCGACGAAGTGCTCATCCTTCGCGCAGACGAGCACTGGAGTAATGGGGACGTCGAAGGCGTGCGCATCGACGGTCGCGCCGCGACGGTGATCCAACGTCTGCCCTGGTCGGCGTTTGCCGAACTCTGCGAGTCGACCGGTCTGCAAAGCGACGAGCTCGACGACGCGGTTGATCTTCACTTCGAGGCAATCTGGCAAGGGATGCTATGAGCAACTACCATCGCATCAGTTGCGCGTGCGGCGAATCATGGGGAAGCGGCCTAAACTGGGCTCACAAGGATCTAGATAGCGTCATTTCCTTGGCGCCAGAGCAGTTGCGCTGCGAGGACAGATTTGCGGCGCGCGGCATAGAAGCTGCCTTTTCGACGCTGCGGGTGCCGGTCGTAGACACAACGTGGCTGAGGACACACTCAGGGCCTGGACATGCGTTGCATGTAGCGTGCGAGTACGCCGACCCGTGCAGGTGCGGAGATGCATAACACCACCCACGCGAATCGCCTCGCCGCAGGCCTGTGCCGAGACTGCGGCCTCGCACCACACCGACCCGATCAGCAGCGCTGCGATGCCTGCGCGCAGGACGCAGCGCGCAAGGCGAAGGAGCGCCGCGACCACGCAGCCGCCAACGGGCTATGCGAGGCGTGCTACCTGCTAAACGACCGCCCCATGCGCCGACGCTGCCAGGCGTGCGCCGACAAGTACACGCCGCGTCAGCTCGCACGCGACCGGGCGAAGCGTGCGGCGCGTAAGGCTACTGCCCGCTGAACGCGGACAGCTTGTTGAGCTCACGCGCCGCTGCCGCGATCTCCGCGTCGAGCTGATCCAGCTCATTCGTCTTGATCACGCGCTTCGCGGTCAGCGCGTCCAGCTTGCGCTGCGCCACTGCGCGCAGCTCTCCCATGCGCTGCTCCAGCGTCTTGGCGGGCCCACGCTTACGGGGCTTCGCGGCGCCGTCCGCGAAGTGCTCGTCTGGGTTGGCGGTGTTGTCCTGCTCGTCTGTCATTTGACGTGCGTCCCTTCCACGCCGCGCGCCATGCGTTCGCGAGTTCTGGCAAGTAGCCAGTGCTTCGCCTCCTCGAGCTTAGTCAGCGCGAGGGCGTTCTCGCGACACGCATAGGACCCCGCCTGGAAGCCCTGCATGCGGTCGATCAGCACGGCCAGCAGCGCCTCGTTGGTGATTCCATTGACGCCGACCTCTTTGATGGGGCCGTGCTGGAAGCGGATGCCCAGACGCGTTGTGCATTCAGGGCTGACAGCCTCCGGGTAAGCGAGCTCGTAGTAGTGGCTCGCATTGCCGTTCTTCTCGTCGCGGTCGTCGGCGGTGATTTCGATCGCATCGTTCGCTTCGTTTACCTTGTGACTTTGTATCGCTCGCATCTTGTCCATTCCCATCTCCTCGCTTGCGCGAGGTCAAAACCTCTCTGCCAGCACGCCCATTTGCGATACGTCGCGCTCGGCCCGCTGCTCAGCTGCCTCGCGCAGCTGACGCTCGAGACGCTCGGCCTCGCTCTCCTCGGGCGGGCGCACGCGCGCAGGCCACGTCGCCATGCGCATCAGAGCATAGCGTCCGGCGTCGAAACAGTCCTGCGGATACGACTCACTGACCTCGGTGTGATAGTCGTCGCGCCACGGCAACACCTGCCACTCTTCGGCGAGCGGCTCCGCACCGGCGCAGACGAACAGGCGCCCGCACCGCAGCTCGGTGTTCTGCATCCTGATCGACTCCACCAGCGAGCCCGCAACCTTGTGCGCGCTTTGCACGCGCGCCCCGAGCTCTTCCCCATATTTGCGGTTGAATGTCTCGTAGAACGGCTTACCCCCGCCGGCCGGATCGCAGTCCACCGACGAGCACCGCCAGCGCTCGATCACTCGGCGCAGCACATCGGCCGCGTCGTCGTACGTCAGGTGAGACGCCTTCTCGGCGTGCACGAAATACTTACGCGCAGTGTCCGGGTCGAACGCGAGCACTACCGTCGCGAACGCATCGTTGTAGCCGTAGTCAGCTCCCGCAACGTGCGGCCAATCAGCGCTGTAGTTCGCCGGCAGCTGCGGCAGGAAGTGCTTCGCTCGCTCATACTCGACCACCCGGCGTGTCGCATCGTCGACGAACTTTCCTAGGTACTCGCGCTGAAACGTGGGGCTGTCCCACGTCCACCCGTTGCGCGCGAGCGTCTCGGCGAACCACGACTCCGCGCCGCCTCTCCCCGCGCGGAAGTGCGGGTTTGCGCGTGCGTCCCAGTGGTGATGCGTCCACTTGTGCTTCTCCGCGCCCTCGCAGATCTCGAACCACGGGCCCGCGCGGGTGACACTTGGAGTGCCGTAGAGCGTGAGTGTCCCGCCGAGATTGCCGAGCGCTGGCTCTACGACGTCCACCACCAAGCGTCGCAACATCGGGGCGAGCGTCGCGGCCTCGTCGAAGCGCGCACTGCGCAGCTCGAAGCCGCGTATCTGCTCGACCGCATCGCTGTCGTTGAGCCCCCAGAACTGGATGCGCCCGCCCACCGGATTCGTCCAGCTCGCGTCGCTCGCGTTTGGTACGAGCGGCAACGCGAATCTCCGCACTGTCGCAGCCACGTTTGCCCAGTGCAGCTGACGCGCCTTCTTCAGCGTCTCGGCGCCGATCAGCACCACTTCGTTGAGCCCAGCATCGAGCGCGTCCATGCAAGCGCTCTTCGGCGCGCCGTCGCTCTTGCCCGCGCGGCGTCCGCTGTGGCATTCGCGAAACTGCGCGGGGTCGTCGTGCAAGTCAAGCTGCTCGCGAAACATCGTCGAGCGAATCGCGACCTTCGAGCGCCAATACGGGCCATAGAGCGCGTGGCAGGCATCGAAGATCGCGTCTGTCACAGACTGCCGGATAGCATGAGTTCAATCGACGACAAGAACGCGCGCGATGCTCCTTCGCGCTCAATCCGCAGCCTGCGCTCACGACGCAAGCGCAGAAACGTCTCGACTGCACGCACTCTGTCATCGTCGGTAATGCGCGTCGGCATCCTAAGGATAGCGGCTATGCTGCGATCCTCTTCGCGGAACCATTGTAGTGCGCGCTCCGATAGGTAACGGCCGCGATTTTCGATAGCCGTCACTCGCGTGTATCCATACGCCGTGCCGCTTGCCACGTGACCCATCACCACGACCCAGCCTTGCGTCTGATGGCCCGGCGCTCGGCCCTTATGAACTCGTCGAGTGTGGGCATACGCAGAAGTTCGAGCTTGCTGCGGTCGACGCCAAAGAACGTGGCGCCTGGCTTCTCGGCAGGCGGCAGCCACAGGCTCAGCGCCGAGACGGACTCGCCTGGCTTGGTGGCGTACACAGCCCTCTCAAGCGCGCGGTGCGCCGACTGCTCGGCCTGCTCGAGTTCGGTCAGCTGTACGACTGCTCCTCCCCATGGGGGTAGTGCTCCCGTGCGAATACGACCCATCACCACGCCCCCGACCGCGACCACGACCACGACCACGACCGAGTGCAAGCGCAACGCTCACCTATGACTGCGCAGCTCATGGCTCACCTCCCTACCGTTGCAAGCAGCAACTCAATCCCACGTCTCACCACTTCCCCCTGCGTCAGCTCCAGCCTGTCGCAAAGCTGTAGCAGCAGCTCACGCGTGCTAGGCGTGAGCGTCAGCGTGTGCTTGCGCATCGGTCCGCGCTGGTCTCGTCTAGGACGCGCCATCACCCCGACCGCGACCACGCCCCCGACCGCGACCGCGACAGCGACCGCGACCACGACCGCGACCACCACCACCACGACCGCGACAGCGACCGCGACCGCGACCGCGACCGCGACCGCGACCACGACCGAGCGTAAAACTCACCTATGACTGCGCAGCTCATGGCGTCACTTCTGCGCGCGCGGGAGATCGTGCAACCACGATGACACGTCGACGTCAGCTCCGCGTGAGATCGACACGTGCACCCCACCCGGGTACGGCTCTACCTCAGACAGCGTGCCCTGCGCCATCGCCTGCGTAAATCGCCCGCTATCCGCGATCCATGCCGCGTCATCAAGCACGATCTCTGCGTCGCTCAGCTGCACGATGCGTCCGGTGTAATGGTACGTCACGGTGCGGATGTACACGTTGTTCCCGACCTGCACCGGGCTCAGGTTCGGTGCCGACGCGCTCGCCTTCGTGCTCTTCTTCGTGCTCTTCTTCGCCGTCTTCTTTTTCGTCGCCATCATTCCTCCATTGCGGCACGCGCCGCCAAAAAAGCGCTGGTTCTCTCCACCACGCACACAATACACCCGGTGATTGCCGACGCAATGGTCACTTCGGGCCACTGGCGCTTCTCCAGCGCTCGCGCCAAGCTGGTGGTGACAGCACGTGCCACACAGCCGTGCTGTGGAGCTGCGGCGCGTAGCGATTGCGGGCGCGTCACGGCGAGGCACGGCGAGGTGCCTGGCTCCCAGGTCACGACGGTGACCGCCTCCAGCGGGGAGGAGCGTGCGGGGATCGCGCTCTAAGGCCCGCGTAGTCCGGATTGCGGCCGGCGCTGTGGGGTGCGGGAGTCCTCCGGGGGGACCGGGGGGCTCCGGGTGGGCGTTACTCTTCGAACTCGGTCGGTACGGAGGCGATTGGCTTCGGGGAGCCGAGGCGCAGATTTATCAGAAAGCCTGGCCTGTTGAAAACACGATAACCTTTTGCGAATACGTAATCACGCCGTCTTCGCCTACCGATATCCGCATCTCTTCCTCCGCCTGCGCCCTGTCAGCTTCCAGCTCGCGGGCGCACTGGTAGCACTCACCGGTGTGAGTGAGCGGACCCTGCGGCCAATGTCTGCATGGTTGTCCTCGAATCATGTAGTCTCCTCCTCCTCGCCCCGCAACTGCGCCGCGAGCTGCGGGTCACGCCTAGCCGCATCCCTGAGCGCTGCCAACGCTTGCTCGCGCGTCACCTGTACCGCCTGCACCGCCATCGGCCCACCGTCAGGCCCTGAGAGCTCGAGCTTGCTCGCGGCCTCGTCATGCTGCTCGAAGCGCTTGAAGCGCTCGCGATGTCCGTGCAAGCGGACGTTCGCGATGGCGCTCGCGCGGCCATCGCCGGCAGCCTCGATCGCGGTCTCGGCGTCTTTGAGCGATTGCCTGCGAGCATCGTCCAGCGCAGCGAGCACGGTGTGCTGGTACGCGGCCTCGTGCGAGCCCGGCTCGACGTGCTGCGACATCCAGGTCATGTGAGTGCGCCACGGGATGCCGACGCGTCCACACGCGCCGAGCTGGTGAGCGCCTTCGCGGATGCACGCGGCCATCTGCTCGCCCCACCTCAGACAGGCGTGCGCGCGCGCGGGTGTGCTGGTGCACTTCGGGCACGCGCTGTGATGTCGCTCAGCCTTCGTCACTCGCTCACCTCGTCCAGTTCCCAGTTCCTTTCTGTCTCTGGAGTTGGGATAGCGCGCGCGTCGATGTTGTACCTGATGGTTCCAACACTCAACGACTCCTCCGAGTCCAGGAGCGGGGCCGCTATTATCTCGAGAACGGCCGAATGCTTCTTTGCCAGGTCTGTCAGCTCTGTTTTGATTGGACGAAATGAAGCCATCGGAATTCTTTCGATAACCACCTGGAGACAAGGATCTCCGCTCGGAAGCGCCGCGGTTTCGACATGCGCTAGAAGTACGGCGCCGCAGTGCTTCTGAACGATCAGAGCGGCGGCATTGCCTATCCCTGGGAACTGACCACATACGTATACTCCGGCACGTAGTGCATTGTCGACGCCAACATCGGTCATGCATCTCTCCTGTCGAACTCCGCCAAAATCGACTTTGCCGTAATAATCAACTCGCTCAGCCATTACCCACCTCCCTCTGCCGCGAGCTTCGCGGCGACGTACAACTGCCTGGCCACCTCGAGCGCTTGCGCTGGCGACAGCGACCATGCGGCGTGGCCGTCCGGGGGCGCCTCGATCGTGACGCGTGCGTCTGGCTCTCCCGCGCTCTGCCCTGGGCCGATGCAGGTCCCGACGATTGCGTCGCTGTCGTCGGGCATGAACACGCGCTGCATGGGCGCGCGCTTGGCTCGCTCGCTGGCGAGGTCGATGGGCTTGCGTGTCTTTGTCATCGCGCTTCCCCCAGGCAAATCGAAATCAGGTCTTCTTCGTTCTGGCATCCATCACCACTGTCGTTCCACTCGATGGCCCACATGGCATCTGCTATGAGTTCTAGGTGCTTCCGGAACCTCTCGCGCTTTGATTCGCTCGCCGGATAGCACCCTCCTTTCGAAGGAAACTTCGTCGCGAATGCCTCCACCTTGGCGTATGCGTAGTTGTACTCTCCTCCGCTCACAGCTCCCCCTTGCTGCCGAGCGCGAAGCTGCGCTCCAGCGTGATGACGGCCTTCGCCGCGCGCTCCCGAGCCTCCGCGTAGTCCGACGTCCTGTCGCTCCCCCTGCCTC